CTGTACTACAAGAAACGGGGAAGCATGGTACAGATCGCATGTAGTAAATGCGGCGGGGTAACCGATGCGAGATGGAAACCCGGAGAATCCTACGAAAGCCAGTTTATGGGACGGGTGGAAGAACCGAGAGAAGGAAACATAGGAAGATGCAAATTGTGTGGAGCTTCCGGAATCTATAAGTGTCAGGGAAAAGTAAAAGGCAGCCATGAAAGGAAAATCCATCTTTTTCTTGGGCAGAAGTACAAAGAAAAAGGCATAGTCATGCGGTACCTGGAAGTCTCCAAAAAATGGACTCTGGAGATTCTGGCGGGGGAAAATGGTGATGAGATGCATGGTGCCTACGAAGAAATGTCAGGCGTGGAGGTTGCAAGGACATATCTGGCACCGGGAGAAAATACACAGACAGATTTCCATAAGCATAGCTGGTGTTCCGGAGAAGATTACTGGGATGACTGTAATCTGTATGGAAATGCCAATCTCACGATACATCCTGCACCGATCTTGTCAGAGACATACCAGGAACTGCAGGGAACAGCATATCAATACTGTGCACTGAAAGAATACGCGGCAGCAGTCAGAAAGACAGATCCAAGGATGTACCTGCAAAGATACATGGAGACACCGCAGATTGAAATGCTGACTAAGATGGGATTAACCGATGTGGTCACAGAACTGGTCAACTGCAGATATGGGATTGTAACTGACCAGGACGCTACACGGCCAGATGATTTTCTGGGAATACGAAAAGAACGTGTAAAACAGCTGATCCATACAAAAGGGAATATCCATATGCTGCAGATCATGAAAGCAGAGAAAAGACTGCAGAGGATATGGACGGAGGAGCAGATTGAAAAGCTGGCCGAACTGGAACTGACAGGCGGACAGATCGAGATGGCAACCAGATATATAAACCTGCAGAAGCTATTAAACCATATTGCAAAGTATGCAGGATGCCAGTATGGGACATTGTGCGGCATGTCAAGCGAACAATTGAAACAGACTGCGCACACTTACATGGATTATCTTGAAATGCGGCTGAGTCTTGGTTACGACCTGAACAATACAGTATACCAGTTCCCGAGAGACTTAAAGGATGCACATGACAGGATGGTAGCAGAAGCAAACAAGGATAAAGCGGATAAGCGGCTTAAAGAAGCAGAACGGAGATTTCCGAACATCCGGTCAGAATATAGGAAGCTCAGGAACGAATATCTTTTCGAGGACGACAGTTATATCATCCGTCCGGCACGGTCGGCATCGGAGATCGTGATGGAAGGCAGGACTCTTCACCATTGTGTCGGCGGTGATAAATACCTGCGGAAACACAATGAGGGCGAGAGCTATATCCTGATGTTACGCTTTAAGATTGCTCCGGAAGAGCCATATATCACAGTGGAGATCGAATCAAGAAGAAATCGCATCCTGCAATGGTACGGAAACAAGGACTGCAAACCGGATAAGAAAAACATGAAGGAATGGCTGGATAACTATACAGAGCAGTTAAGGAATAAAAAGAGAATACAGAAACAGACAGCATAAAAGGAAGGGAGAACACAATGGAATACATGCAGCTGAGCCTGGATGATTACATACAGTGCAAAAATGATATCAAAAACAATCTGGGAACAATCGTAAAGAGCTTTGCCCGGATCGGATGGCAGCTGAGCCGAATAGATAAATCCGGAGCATACAAAAACGATGGTTACAATACCATCGCAGAATTTGCCAAAGCGGAATATGGCATGAGTGCAACAGGGACAAGCCGGTTCATCCGTGTATATGAAAAATATTCCGTGCCCGGTGATACTCCGGAACTGAGGGATGAGTATAAAGATTACAACCGATCACAGCTGGAAGAGATGCTGCAGATCCCAGAAGAAGATCACGAGATGATCCGGCCGGAAGCACACAAAGAAGATATCCGTGAGCTGAACCGGTTCAACAGGGAAAATGAATCAAATCCGGACAATCTTCTGGACTGGAAGAATGCACAGACAACAGAAGAAAAGATACAGGCGACCATATACGAATTCTGGCATGACAACCGGGATGCCATGAATACATTCTTTGGATCCGACATGGAAATGAGAGATCTTGCAGAAATGATATCCCCATCTGGCAGCAGGAGTTACCGGAAAGGAACTGTATTCCTAATGTTCTATGGCATGGACACAGAAATCCTTGTAAAAGTGTTTGGTGATGATCCGGTAAAGATGACATACCAGGAATTTGCCGACCGGACAAGACAGATCTTCGAAGGGGCAGCAGGAGACCGTGCTTGGGAGACTTGCTTCGGTGAAGCTGTTGAGTCCAACAAAATCGAACAGACAGAACAGCTCCAGGAGCAGGAAGACCAGATACCGGGACAGGACAGAATCCAGAACCATCCGGAATATATGCCAGAACCGGAAATTGCGCCGGCGCAAAAAAATGAGGAACAGAAATATAACAAGCAGCAGGCAAGGATTGACCGAGAAACAAAGAAGAAACTTCAGGAGCAGGAAGACCAGGAGAAAATGGAACATCTTCCATCAGATGAGCCAAAGAAGACGAAGCAGCTCAGGATGGCGGCATCATATTACGATGATGTTCTTTCTGGAAAGATGTCTTTCTGGTTCTGCAAGAATGACAATTTTCACGTAGGAGACAGCCTGGACCTTATGGAATTCAAAGAAGGCAGGCATACAGGCAGGAACATCCAGACAGAGATCACATACATACTTGAAGATTATACCGGTCTGGAAGATGGATATTGCATTTTGGCAATTAAAGTAACGGGTGCTATCTAAAATCACATATATCTCACACAGGAGGAGGTGCCTGTATAGCCTCCTCCGGAAAGGAGCGGAACATGGATCAGTCAGGATTGATTTTTCCAAAGACACAAAAGAAAAAGAAGAAGAGAATGAAACATCCCAAAAGTCTTCTGCATGAGAAAAATGGGACATGCTATCTCTGCATGCTCCTGGACGGGAATTACAAGAAACATCTGTTTATAGATGAGCATCATATATTTGGAGGACCCAACCGGAAACATTCCGAAGAAACTGGGATGAAGGTATGGCTCTGCCTGGATCACCACACAATGGGACCGCTGGCAGTGCACAACTGCCCGGAAACAATGAGGCTGTTGCACCGGATCGGGCAGCAAGAGTATGAGAGGACGCACAGCCGGCAGCAGTTCATAGAAATATTCGGAAAGAGCTATTTATAAGGAGAATGTGTATGGAAGATAAGACATGTAAGACCTGTAAAGACAATGATGACGGCCTTTGCGACCGCAAAGGGATCCTGGTGGAAGATGATGATGAATGTGCTGATCATAAGCCAGACTGGAGAGAATCCATGATGCGTAATTTCCTGAGAGGACATCAATATGGATAAAGTGGAAATAGCAAAAGAAACATTGCAAAATTACATAGATAAAAGATACTCACAGACACAGATTGCTGTAGAGCTGGGAGTCTCACAAGGAACTGTATTCAAGAAAATGAAGGAATACGGTCTGAAGACCAAAACAAAGCAAAGCACCTATGATGAACAAGTTGTGATCAAGATGCTGCAGAACGGATGCACATCAAAACAGATTGCAGAATATTTTGGAACATGCTCGGAAACGGTAACAAACTGGATCAGGAAGTACGGCTTAGGTAAATACCGAAAAGAAAAAGAACCGCAGAAAGTATTTGATACAAAGAAATGTCGGACATGTATCTATGGAACACGGAAAGAGCTTGCAAAAGTATACAAATGCGATTATTACGGTAAAACCGGCCATAGCCGGAATATGGGACAGCCGGAAGCAGAATGTTCGAAATATGTAAAAGGAAAGAGGAAAAGATGATAGAGATATTAGATATCAAAGATGCAGAACCAAATAAAAGTAACTGGATTCCGATCAGTGATATGCCGAATTGTTGTGGTTATCCAGTGTTACTTACAGTTGAGAATAAATTTGGACAAAGAGGTGTCTGCAAGGCTTTCACGAATTATATGAAAGAGGGAAAACAGCTTTTCTATACAAACGAAAAGGAATTCTGTTCAGAATTAACCTCAAGCAAATTAAGCGAATCTTGGAAACCAATTGCCTGGATGCCACTTCCGGAGTGCTATAAGGAGACGGAATAATGAAGAGATTAATACATTGGATATTCAGAGCTAGAAAGAAACAGTGCAGACATTGCTGTCTGACCTGTGAATATTGGGATATATGCATAAAGGATGAAGGTGAATAGCTATGGCATACAGAAATCATGAAGGATATCCGGATCCAACAGCTGGTGAAGCTATTAGAGGTGAAGGACATATGCCAGAACAGATATACAGAGATTACTGTATCCTTCGGGCAATGGCATACAGGATGGGACTGGAGATAACAGAGATCAGAGACAGAAAAACCAAGAAGAAATGGAAACGGGGAGGCTGACATCATGGACAAGAGAATTCTGGAAGAGTACATAGATGCATGTGAGGTGATCAAAGAGACTGAGGCAGAAATCCACAAGCTGGAGGAAAGAAAGAGTATCACGGCAAATGAGACAGTATCTGGCAGTAATCCGGAATTCCCTTATAATCCACAGCACTTCAAAGTACAGGGAACAACGTACTCATATGAAGATGACAGAAAGATCAGAGCCAAGAAAGAAATCCTGAAAAAGAAAAAAGAGAAAGCAGAAGAACTGAAGCTTCAGGTAGAAGTCTGGATGATATCAATCCCATTCCGGATGCAGCGGATTATTAAATACAAGATCTTCGAGGAAATGACCTGGCAGCAGGTAGCAGATCGGATGGGACGGAAGACTACAGAGGAAAGTGTAAGAAAAGAATTTAAAAGATTTTTTGAAAAAAATTAAAGTTTGTCCGTTTTGTCCGATATGTCCGCTTCAAAGATGTTATAGTATATCATGAACGAATTGGAAATAGCCAAGACGTTCAGTTTTCTTTTCTCATACGTATCTTCCGCATATAAGATATCGCATATAAGATATGATGAATCCCCCGTCCTGGTCTCTGGTGGTGCTCAGATCAGGACATCCCGGAACATAGCTCAGTGGTAGAGCAGCTGGCTTATATCCAGCGTGTCGGTGGTCCGATTCCATCTGTTCCGATCGCGTGATCTACACACGTGACTTACGCATATAACTCCAAAAGAGGCAGAGTCGGTAGCAGGTTCTGCCTTTAAAATATTCAGGTGCCCAACTCGGGCACCTTTTCTAATGCAAATTATCGTACAGCGTGCACAGCACCAGCACTTACATGCTTTAGGCAGAGGATTCACTGCGTGTGAGTGTTAGCGCACCTCCTTTCGGCATGGCGACAACCGGCCGTCATTATGGTGCTGGCAGGACTGTATTTTTGAATAAAAGAAAGAAGGTGAGCCTGAGTGACAAAAAAACAGAAGATTTTTGCAGATGAATACCTGATAGATCTTAATGCCACAAGGGCTTACAAGGTAGCATATCCGTCTGTAAAGAAGGATGAAACAGCGGCCCAGGCTGGCAGCAGGATGTTGAGAAATGTCAAGGTTGCGGCATATATCCAGGAACGGATGGAAGAGCGCCAGAAACGAACAGAAATAACGCAGGACAGGGTCCTTGAAGAACTGGCGGCTATTGCTTTTGCAAGAGCTACTGATTTCGCAGAAGTAAAAGACGGATTCGTTGTCATAAAAGATACAGCAGGGTTATCAGAACAGCAGATTAAAGCTATTGCCGGAATAAAAGAAGGCAAGTTTGGCATTGAGCTGAAACTGAATGACAAGGAAAAAGCATTGGAGCTCCTCGGCAGACATCTCGGAATGTTCAAAGACAGGGTGGAAGTATCAGGCCTGGAAGAAGAGAAAAAGAAACTGGGAGATATCCTGGAACAGTTGCGTGGTGGTGGATAGTGAGCACTGAACGTCTGGTACTTTCGGAAAAATATAAAGCATTCCTAAGATGCGATGCCCCGGTTGAGTTCCTGGAAGGCACGACAGCGGCGGGAAAGACGACTGTTGGTCTGTTTAAATTTATGCTGAAGGTTGCTGAATCGACAAAGAAACTGCATATCTTGGCAGCAGATGACACGGGAGCCGCAGAAAAAAACATCATCAACAAAGATCTCGGCATTCTGGATGATTTCGGAATATTGACTGAGTACAAAGGAAATGGATCCGGAGAATACAAGATGCCACACATTCTGTTCCATACATCCGGCGGGGATAAAATCATTTTTGTGGTCGGATATGGAAACAAGAGCAAGTGGAAGGATGCACTTGGCGGTCAGTATGGATGTCTGTACATCGATGAGGTCAATACAGCGAATATTGATTTTGTTCGTGAAGCATCTATGCGCTGTGATTATCTTATAGCAACCCTTAACCCTGATGATCCAAGCCTTGACGTGTACAAGGAATATATCAATTGCAGCAGACCTCTTCCTGAATGGGAAGACGGCACACCGCAGGAAATCAAAGACGAGCTGAAAGAAGAACCAAAACCCGGATGGGTACATTGGTTCTTTTCTTTTGACGATAATGCCGGTCTTCCGGAAGAAAAGAAACAGAGAATCATACAGAATACTCCGAAGGGAACAAAGATCTGGAAAAACAAGATTGAGGGGCTGAGAGGAAAAGCAACCGGTCTGGTATTTCCAAATTTCCTCAGAAAGAAGCATGTTGTTTCTGAGGAATGGGTCAGGTCCCAGATGGCAGCAGGCAAGATCAGATTTAAAAAGTTTACTTGCGGCCTCGATACTTCATACTCATCCAAGTCCCCGGACACGATTGCAATGATGTTCCAGGGGATTACGGAAGACAGGAAGCTGATCACACTTGCTGAGAAGGTATACAGCAACAAAGATCTGGATCAGCCGCTTGCCCCGTCAGATACGGCAGTAAAATTTATAGAGTTTCTGGAAAGATGCCGCAAAGACTGGGGATTCGCAAAAGATACGTTTGTTGACTGTGCAGATGCAGCGACAATCACAGAATTGCGGAAGTATAAGCGACTGCACAGCTGTCTTTATAATTTCGTGGAATCATACAAGAAAGTAACAATACTGGATAGGATCAAGCTTCAGCTTGGCTGGATCCAGCAGGACTGCTATCTGGTTTTAGATACATGCACCAATCATATCTCTGAGATGGAGAAATATTCCTGGGATGATGAGAAAGACGTTCCGGAAGATAAAAACGATCATACGATCAACTCGCAGCAGTATGGCTGGATTCCATTCCGGAATATGATTGGATTTGAGGTGGAGGAACAGAAAAGGTGAAATGGATGGAAAGATTAAATGAAAACATAAAAAAGACTGTCAGGAGCTGGTTGAATGTTCTTCCGGCAAATCCCTTTAACTTCCAGGTTAATGAGATGATGGATTTTGAAGGACATGCGATTCTGAATCGTATCTGGTACAGAGGCGACGGCAATGAGCTTGAGCAGATCTATCAGCAGAATGCAGAATTTGCAGATAAACACAAGTTCTGGGCCAGCAGATCAACACCTGGCATGGATATGCGTAAGATCCACACAGGTCTTCCAGGACTGACAGTTAAAGTGCTTTCTTTTGCTGTTCTTCCGGATATGAACGAATTTGAATTCGAACAGCCGGCACAGGAACAGTTGTGGAAAGAGATTGAGGAAGACAATAAGTTTTATAAAAAGATTGAAAGCGCCCTCAAAGAAACACTGTTTATCGGAGATGGCGCTTTTAAAGTTGCTATAGATACTACGATTAGTGAATATCCGATTCTGGAATGGTATCCGGGCGAAAGAGTTGAATTCGTTTACCAGAGAGACCGGATCCGGGAGATTGTGTTCAAGACACCATACAAAGAAAAGGGCAAAGTGTACGTCCTGAATGAGCGTTATGGATATGGCTACATCATCAATGAACTGTATCTGGATAACAAGCTAGTTGATATCAAGTCTATCAAAGCAACTGAAAATCTGACAGATATCACATTTGATGAATCAATCATGCTTGCAGAACCATTCATGATCTATGAATCAGCCCGATATGAGGGCAGAGGCGGCAGTATATTTGATGGCAAGCTCGACAGCTATGATTCACTGGATGAAACATGGTCCCAGTGGATGGATGCACTGAGAGCCGGCAGAGCAAAGACCTATATTCCAGAATGTCTGGTGCCACATGATCCGGAAACAGGAATGCTGATAAAACCGAACCCATTCGACAATCGTTACTTTGCAGCAGACGGGGATATGCGAGAAGGTCAGAAGAATCAGGTCATCACTGATCAGCCGACTATTCCACATGACAGCTACATGGCATCGTATATAACAGCTCTGGATCTGTGCCTGCAGGGCGTAATCAGCCCATCGACATTGGGAATCGATGTAAAGAAACTGGATAATGCAGAAGCACAGAGAGAAAAAGAAAAGACTACATTGTATACCAGAAATGCAATCGTAAAGGCACTGCAGGAAACCCTTCCGGGAGTTGTTTCAATGTGTATCAATGCAGATAATATTTTGCACAATAAGGGCATTGAAGAAGTAAAGGTCAATATTCCGTTTGGAGAGTATGCGAATCCGTCATTTGAAAGCCAGGTAGAAACAGTTGCCAAGGCTAAACAGGGCGGCATTATGAGTATTGAGCGGTGCGTAGAAGAACTGTACGGTGATACACTGGATGATCATTGCAAGGAAGAGGAAGTTGCCCGTTTAAAGGCAGAGCAGGGAATACAGGACATGGAAGAACCAGCAGTTAACCTGGATGCAGGTAATTTCCGCGTAGATCTGGAAGGTGGTGAAGGTGATGCGGGTAAAGGTAGGACCAAGAATGTACCGAATGAGCCGAAAGGAATACCAGGGAATGCTTCAAATAGCAAAGGAGCAGGTGCCGATGGGTATTTACGCGGTAGAGAAAGCTGATTACGCAGAGTTCCGGAGGGACAAATGTGAAAGTATCACAAAACTGAAGGAACTGACGAGACAGTTTAAGTCACAGGGATTCAAGGTATGGTCAAATGGCAAAGATAAATGATCAATATGACATCGGTACTGCTTTTGAAGCGATTGAAAATGAACTAATCGCGTCTATGATCAGGAACTTCGAGAATCACAAGCAGGAAGAGACAGATGAAAAGAAACACTGGTCCATGTGGCAGGCAGAAATGCTGAAATCTCTGGAAAAGTACAAGCATGACAACCAGAAGAAATATGGCAAACAGTTTAAAGACATCAACAAAAAGATTGAAGCGCTGATCAGCCTTGCAAGATCTGAAGGTGGTATGAACCAGGAGAAAAGGATCCTGGAGGAGATCAAGAATGGATTTCCTGCCAAGAAGATAACTAAAGGCGGTACTGCTGAATTCTTCAAAGTCAATGATCGTAAGCTGGACGCATTAATCCAGGCAACCACAGCAGATATGCAGAAAGCAGAAGCGGCAGTTCTGCGTATGGCAAATGACCAGTACCGTAAGATCATATACAATGCTCAGGTATATGCGAATACCGGCGCAGGAACGTATGAGAAAGCCGTGGACATGGCAACAAAGGATTTTCTTTCAGCGGGACTGAATTGTGTTGAATACGCTAACGGAGCGCGACACACGCTTTCTGATTATGCAGACATGGCAATTCGGACCGCAAGTAAAAGAGCTTACCTGCAAGGAGAAGGCGAAATGCGGCAACAGTGGGGGTTACATCTTGTAATTATGAACAAACGAGGATCCCCGTGTCCGAAGTGTCTTCCGTTTGTGGGAAAAATTCTGATTGACGATGTGTGGAGTGGTGGCAGCAGTAAAGATGGTAAATATCCATTGATGTCCTCAGCAGTGGCAGCTGGGCTTTATCATCCCCGATGCAAAGATTCTCATACTACATATTTTCCGGGCATCACGAAAGTAGATCCGAAATATAACAAGCAAGAGATTGCTGATATTGAAGATACAGCGAAACAGGAAGCTAAACAGCAATATGCTGAACGTCAGGAAAAGAAATTTGGAAGACTTGCAGATTTCTCACTGGATCCAGAGAATCAGAAGCAGTATGAGATAAAGAAAAATGAGTGGGAGAAACAGGCAGAAGTTTTACGGAATGATTCAGATTTTCAGAAAAGAGCTGCACAAAGAAGAGAAGAATGGAAGAAGCGGCATGCAGTATTTGATAAGGAAAATGCTAAATCTGGAATCAATGATATTAAAACTCAGGTCGCAGATATCCAGAAGCAGATTAATGACAGCATTGAAAAAGAAAAAGAACTTGAGAAGAAAGTATACTTTGATCTTACTGGATCTTCTGAAGATATGGAGAACCTGAAAAACCTTGCTGTCAATAGAAAGAAATCAGAAGAACGCATAGATGCACTTAATGAGTCTATAATTGTAAAACAGGAAGTTTACAAGAATGAAGCAGAAAAACGGCTTCTCAAGGCTGGCATAGTTGAAGAGATTAAGTTGTCTAAGAAAATGACACCTGAAACGGTTGATGCATTAGAGGATACATTGAAGAATCTCAAAGAAAAATATGGCATTATGCCAAAAGGAATCGTATACAGTCCAAAGAAAGTTCCTGATGCAACAGCTTCATACAATTGGCTTGATGACAAGATTTATATTTCCAACAAATTCAATGATATTGAAAAATATGCTGATACCGTAAAGAAATCCGAAGAATCTTTAATTGAATATAGGACAAAGAGTGGAATTGTCAATATACAGAAAGAAAATCTGAAGAACGCAGAGAAGATTCTGGCTGATAAAAATATAAAAGGATATGAGAGAGAAAAAGCTGTTATCAGTAAAGCAGAGGCAGAAATAGAGCTTAATATTCAGCGTATGGCAGTAAGAGAAAATCTTACAGACACAATCACCCATGAATACGGGCACTTTATACACAGACATGCTGATGTGGATTATGTCCAGAAATCAAAGGTGTTTGGCGCGAAAGAACTTGGTGGAAAGTTGATAAACGGAGACTGGAGATATGATATAAATACTACGAGATCTGCCAAGGCAAAAATCAATGCTGCTACAATCAGTAAATATGCAGCAGACAGCCCTTATGAGACATTTGCAGAGGGTTTCTTGGCAATGGAAAAAGGTAGGAAGATACCGGACAATGTAGCAAGAATCATAAATGAAGCCAAATCGAAAGCAGGTGTGAAGAGTATTGCAAAATCTGTTGATTCTGGTACAATAAAGATGAACCTACAGCTATTTGCAAATAAGATGCCAGATGAGAAATTTACACAATATTCACTTAATCCATTAAAAGCCCCTGATAAGGCAAAGGCATTTAAGAGTGCGCTGGGATATACAGTTGATAATTTTGAAGATTTAAGGCAAAACATCTTAGATAATCTCGTGGAAGACAAATTTATTGAAAAGGGCGATAATGGTTATGGTATGAGATATGAGCAAATACTAGAATTGACAGGACCGAATGGAAAGAAAGCAAAAGTTTTAACTGCGTGGATTCAAGATGATGAGGATAAGAGGCTTGTATCAGTGTATGTTGATAAATAGGAGTGATAATGATGGAAAACATAAAATTATATGATAGGGTTCTTTTGAAAGATGGAAACAGAGCTTCCATAGTAGAAATATATGAACCTGATAAATATTTTATTGCAGACATTGACACTAAAGACGGAACAGTAACAGAAGATTTAAGAGTAGAGCAGATTGAAAAGGTGTTAAGGTAAATACCACCAGTCAGAAATGACAGGTGGTATTTTTATACACTTTTTTAAGAAAGAGAGGACAAGAAATGAAGAAATTATTTATCAGTCAGCCAATGAGCGGTAAAGCAGACGAGGAGATTCTTGCAGAGAGAAAAGTGGCAATCAAAGCGGCAGAAGAGCTGTTGAGAGAACCTGTAGAGGTTATTGATTCTTTCTTCCAGTCAGCACCGGTAGGAGCAAAACCTCTGTGGTTCCTTGGAAAGTCATTGGAGCTTTTATCTGGTGCTGATATTGCCTATTTTGCAAAAGACTGGCAGAAAGCAAGAGGATGTAAAATCGAACATGAGTGTGCGGTTGAGTATGGGATTTCGAGAATTGAACATGCGTAGGAGGTAAGGAATGGAAAACGAAGAATTCTTAAGGATTTGTAAGGCAAAAGTAGCTGAATATACCAACTCCCACATGGACAAGACTGATGAAAAACAGATTACAGTACATGATGTGTATGTGGTATGGAGTTGTAAGACATTACAGAACAGCAAAGCACTTCTGAGCACAACTGTGCCGGATGGAATGTATTATGAGTTGACATATAACGGAGATAAGCACGAGTTATACCTTGATGCTTATAAGAAATTTCAGAACATGTGCTTTAAACTGTAATTGCGCCGGCGCAACGAGGGGAGGTGAAAACAGTGAAGATCAGGGTAAAGCATGAGTTTTATGATAAAGAAAATGATCTGAAACTCAGAACTGTAGGAGAGATCATGACAGTATCAAAGAAAAGAGCAGAGTATCTGGTGTATATGAAAGTAGCAGAGGTTATCGATTCGAAAGGCGGTGATCCGGAATCTCCCATTGAGGCGCAGGGTTAAGCGTCTTATTTTTATGCCCGAAGGCATTAAACTACGCGGAGACACCGGGTTATCAACTGTTTTTGTGAGACACACGTAAAACTGTATTCGTGCAGACAGCACATAAAAAACTGTAAAGGAGTATGTAGAAATGTTTAAGAGATTTAGATGCAAAGTACCAATGAACCTGCAGAAATTTGCAGAAGGAGGATCTGGCGATGGTGGGGGAGCAGGTGCCTCAGGAGCGGATGGTGGAACACCACCTGCAGGAGCACAGCAGACACCACAGTTTGATTATGATAAGCTGGCCAGCCTGATCGCAGGAAAACAGACTGTAACAGAAGAATCTGTTCTGAAAGGCTACTTTAGACAGCAGGGACTTTCAAAAGAACAGATGGAACAGGCTATTGCATCATTTAAACAGCAGCAGGCAGCAAATCAGCCAGACATTGTCGGAATGCAGAACCAGATCACAGAGGCACAGGCACAGCTTGCAGCATCGCAGAAAGCTGTTCAGTCAGCGCAGGTAGAAAGTGCAGCTACAATGATGGCTGTTTCTCTGGGAATCGAAGCAAAGACAATTCCATACATCCTTAAAATGGCAGATTTAAGCCAGGTCATGGGAGAAGATGGAAAAATCAATGAGGAATCATTGAAAACAGCAGTAAATAAAGTACTGGAAGACGTTCCAGCACTGAAACCACAGGCTGACGGAAAGACCGGTTTTACTCAGGTAGGAACTGGTGGTAATCCGGCACAGCATCCGCAGCAGACAACAACTACAAACCAGACGGCAGTACCAACAAAGCGTTGGAACCGTTGGAACTAAAAGAAAGAAGGTATAAAATATGGCATTAAATTATGCAGAACAGTGGAGCCCAGATCTCCTTGAAATCCTGATGCAGGGAACTCTGACATCTCCATTCGTAACCAGTAATGTTAGATGGCTTGATGCCAAAACATTCCACTTTACCCAGATGAGCACATCCGGTTATAAGAACCACAGCAGAAAAGGCGGCTGGAATACTGGAACTTATGATCAGAAGGATTTACCGTACACACTGACACATGACCGTGATGTTGAATTTATGGTAGACAAAGCAGATGTTGATGAGACAAATGCTACAGCTTCCATTCAGAACATTTCCAGAGTGTTCGAACAGACATGGGTTGTTCCGGAAACAGACGCGCTGTTCTTCTCTAAAGTTGCCCAGGCAGCACAGAATACAGAAGTATACCATGGATCCACAGCCACATCCGCATACACAAAAGCTAAAGTATTTGGCATGCTGAAGGCTATTCTTGCAAAAGGAAAACTCAGAAGATACAAAGCACAGGGTTCGCTGATTATGTATGTACGCAGTGAGATCATGGATGCCCTGGAGCAGTCTACTGAGTTCACACGTAAGATCGAGATGACACAGATTGCAGAAGGCGGCATGGGAATCGAGACTAGAGTAACTGACATTGACGGAGTACCGATCATGGAAGTTATTGACGATGAGCGTTTTTATGACGCATTTGACTGGAATCCGAAAGATGGCGGTTTTGCACCGACCGGAGCGGTATATAAAAAGACTGAGGACGCAGATATTGTAAAAGGCAAAGAGTACTATACAACATCTGATGAGCAGAGCTATTCAAAAGTGGAAAGCCCTGTAAAAGAAAGTCTCAGCACTTATTATGAAAAAGCACCGGGCAGCCATAAGATCAACGTACTTATTGCATGCGGACAGACCTGCAAGACAGTTCCGAAGATCAACAGTATCTATTATTTTGCACCAGGTACACATACAAAAGGAGATGGATATCTGTATCAGAACAGATCTTTCTCTGATGTATTTGTATTTCCGAATGGACGCGACGGTAAGATTGACAGTGTTTATGCCGATGTAGATACTGAGGAATATACAGCAACGGAAGAGTGATTTGAGGTGAATACATGTCCTACAAATCATATGTAACCGAAGATTATTATCAAAATCAGCATGATGGTGATATTATTCCGGAAGAAAAAATAGAGAAAGCTTTGAAACAGGCATCCAGGCACATTGATTCCCTGACTTACAACCGTATTGTGAGTCAGGGATTTTCTTCCCTTACAGAATTCCAGCAGGAAATCATCCGGGAAGTCGTATGCATGCAGGCAGATTTTGAGTATGAGAATGCGGATGAGATCAACAGTGTGCTGTCTTCGTACAGTATCAACGGTGTATCTGCACAGTTCGGCAGCAGTTGGAATGTGTTCACGGATAAAGGCGTGGCGATGAAGCGTGATGTGTATGCACTGTTACAGCAAACTGGATTATGCTGTATGTTAGCGAGGTGATCACATGAGATATCCATGTTTAGTCCCTAAAAGGCTCTGCAAGACAGATATCACCTGTAGCTTTGAGAGAGAAGGTTTGAACGAGTACGGAGAACCACTTAAGGCCATAGAGTATTCCGGAAAGTGTAATTACCAGGATAAAGCAAGAACAGTTCTGACAGCAGAGAAGAAATTGATACAGATTACCGGCACGGCGCTGTTTCCGGGTGACATCTGTCCAGATCTGCCGGTTATCTCTGGTGGATCCGCTACGATATTTGGAGTGAAAAGACGAATCGAGCAGGGGACAAAAGCAAGGAATCCGGATGGATCTGTAAATTATACTGAGGTGATGCTGGTATGAGCAATCTGATCAACGTGAATTCCGTGATAAAACTGAATCTGCCGAAAATCCGACAGCTGACCGATGCACAGATAACTGCTTTAGAGCAGACCGCAGAAGCACTTCATACGGAAGTTGTGCAAGCACAGGTATTTCCACGAGATACAGGTAATCTCCAGAATGAAAGCACGTTCCTGGACAGATCAGAAAGCAGTCATGGAAAGGTATCAATTATATCCAGTACTCCATATGCCCGCCGTCTGTATTTCCATCCGGAATATCATTTTCAGACTGGAGAGAACCCGAATGCCCGTGGCAAATGGTATACAGACTGGCTTCCGGGTGGTAAAGAAGCTGATTTCGCGGCTAAGGCATTCAAAGAAATCTATAGGAGGTTGACGGGCGTATGATGTTAGCAGACGTAAGAGATTATATCGATTCTCTTGGCATTGCGGAACACGTGTATATGGGAAAACTTCCAGACAAGGAAGATAAGTCTGTTGGAGCATACAATAGCAAGCACCAGTATCCGTATCACGCAACTCTCGGAGGACCATCTCTGGAAGGCTACGGCGAGAAATACGTGACTATATTGGTGCATTGGAATAAATCTCCAAGAGATACAGAAGAAGCGGCTACAGAGCTGTTTGAGAAACTGAGAGCCATGAGAGATGCAACAATCAACAATGAAACGATTAAGTTTTTTCAGCCCCTTTATCCAATTCAGGATGTCGGCACGGATGATGCCGGTATTTATGAAATGGTCATAGAAGGAGCTTTTATTTTTGAGAAGAAGAAAGAAGGTAAAAAGGAATGAAAATGAATCTTCAGAAGTTTGCAGGAAAAACAACTAACGTATTTCCTGTATCAGCCAATCAGTTTAAGCTTGGCGCTGATAAAGAATCCGCTACAACTGTAGCAGATCTGGAGACCTTCTCACCGTCTTTTTCCAATGGGGTAGAAACTTGGACTCCAATGGATGCAGAAGGATGGCAGAGAGCATTAATGACAGCCAAAGCCCTTACTATTACGCTTAACGGCAAGAGAAACATCGGAGATACCGGAAACGACTTTGTAGCAGGTAAACAGTTCAAGAATGGACATGACGCAGAAGGGTATTTTGAGTGGATTTTCCCGGATGGTACGAGCGTATCATGGGCGAACGCTGTGTTTGATGTAAAGAACTGCGGTGGCGGCGATGCTACAAATGTAGGCGCACTGGAATTTGACGTGATCAGCAATGGCAAGCCAACTTTAGTACCAGCAGTGTAATCCTGGGATTTTTTTGCGTGGAAAAAAGGAGAAAAAAATCAACATTACAGACAAACTGAATTTTGAATCCAATCCGATCATTGTGATCGGAGATCTGGAAGTAGAAGTAAAATCAGATGCGGAGACAGTGCTCCGGCTGATGGGAGTATTCGCAGAGAATTCTGAACTGCAGGCGGTTGGAGAAGCATTGGAGCTTATCTTTTCCCCAGAAGATGTAGAGAAGATCTGCAAGATGGAGAAAGATGGAAAGAAACTTTCAGCAAATTCTTTGATGACTATTATTCAGTCTGCTATGGAATTGGTCATGGGAGAAGACAAGGGAGAGCAGTGACCCGTACTATGATCTGATAGATGATTTTGATCTAATCATATCATCTTTTCAATCACAGTACGGGATTCGTTTATCCAGAGAGCTTCCGGAAGGAATGAAATGGGAAGAGTTCAGAGATCTTCTTGTTGGTATTGCCCCGGATACAGCTCTTGGAAGGATTGTTTCCGTTCGCGCAGAAGACCGGAAAGAGTATCTGGAGAATTTCACACCGGAACAACATCGGATCCGCAACGAATGGAAATCGAAACATGCAGAATTTATAAAGAATCATACAACAAAAGAACAGATGGATGCGCAGCTTGATGCGATGAAAATGGCATTTATGCGTATGGCAGGCCTTGGAGGTGATTAAAAATTGAAAGATTAAAAGTAAAATGCCCTTTTTGCGGACATGAGCAGAAAGTACAGTACACCCCGGATGCAAGATGCCGGGGTGTCTTTTTTAAGTGTCAGGCAAGGCACTGCAAGAAAGAATTTGAAATAAAGATAAACCAGGACAAGTAGTGCCACTGTGCCGATGTCCTCGCGACAGAGGCAGGTGGTATATATGTCAGCTACAAGTATTGGACAGATCGGACTTGATCTGGTTGTAAATAAAAATCAATTCGAGAGTCAGATGGCCGGAATAACCGGTCTGGCAAAAAAAACAGGTGCCGCACTTACGGCTGCTTTCGGCATAAAAAAGCTGGTTGATTTTGGAAAACAGTGCCTAGAGCTTGGATCTGATCTTGCAGAGGTTCAGAACGTTGTAGATGTTACTTTCCCGCACATGACCTCAGAGGTCGATAAATTTGCAAAGAGCGCTGCACAAAGCTTTGGTCTGTCAGAGACCATGGCGAAACAGTACACCGGTACATTCGGTGCCATGGCGAAAGCTTTCGGATTTTCCGAAAAACAAGCCTATGACATGGGAACAACATTGACTGGTCTGGCTGGTGATGTAGCATCTTTTTACAATTTATCGCAGGATGAGGCTTATACAAAGCTGAAATCGGTCTTTACTGGTGAGACGGAATCGCTGAAAGATCTCGGTGTCGTAATGACACAAACGGCTCTTGATTCCTATGCCATGGCAAATGGCTTTGGTAAAACAACCTCGGCAATGACTGAGGCGGAAAAAGTAGCTCTACGATATCAGTTCGTTCAGGACCAGCTGTCTGCAGCACAGGGCGATTTTGCCCGTACGTCTGATTCGTGGGCCAACCAGTGCAGGATTCTGAGCCTGCAGACGCAATCACTCATGGCTACGATTGGACAGGGATTGATCAATCTGTTCACTCCGGTAATCAAGGTGATCAACATTGCAATCGGAAAGCTTGCTACGCTGGCGAATGCATTTAAAGCATTTACGGAACTGATTACAGGGAATAAAGCTAGCAATGGCGGCAGTAATGGTGTATCAGAGATAGCTGCTTCTGCAGCAGATGCAGGTGACAGCCTTAACGGTGCTTCTGATGCAGCTTCTAATCTGACTAACAATACCAATAAAGCTGGCAAGGCAGCACAGAATGCAGCAAAGAAAATGAAATCCCTTATGGGATTCGACCAGATCAACAAACTTGATTCGCAGTCCAGTACATCATCTTCAGGAACTTCACCATCGACAGGCAGTACAGGAACGGCAGGGAATGGAGTTGATTATGGAAAGCTTGCTGATGGCGATACAGTCATCGATAAGACAGATGAAAAGTTATCTGCTCTGCAGAAACGTTGCCAGGAACTTGCAAAACTGTTCAAGAAGGGTTTTGAAATTGGATTTGGCGATTCTCAGAAAAAGATAGATTCCATCAATAAATCTGTAAAGAATATTGGTAAAAATCTGAAAGAGATCTTCACGGATACAGCAGTTGTAAATGCGGCAAATCGATGCGCAAATAATATCGCTCTTGCTTTTGGCAAGATTACTGGTTCTACGGCCAGAATCGGGCTTACGCTGGCAGACAATCTTGTTGGAGGCGTTGATAAATACCTTGCAAAGAGCAAAGGTTATATCAAAAAGCGCATTGTTTCATTATTTGATGCGACAGGTGAGATTGCGAAACTCTCAGGAGATTTCAGCGTTGCGCTGGCAGATATCTTTGATGTTTTTTCAGGAGATGATGCCAAGGCAATCACTGCAGATATCATCCAGGTATTTGCAGATGGATTTCTTGGAGCTGCAGATTTGGCAGTTAAATTCAAAAGAGATTTTGTATCACTTTTTACTGTTCCGGTCATCCAGAATACAGACAAGATCTCCGAAACACTGGAGAACATGCTTGGACGTTGGAGAGTTACGTTTGATGCTCTTTCACAGAGTTTTACTGATACATTCGACAAAATCAATTCAGTTTATGATCAGTATTTCAAACCCTTTGTTGACTCCATCACACAAGGCATATCGGATATCCTTGGAACATTCCTTGATGCTTATAATACATATCTTTCACCATATCTGGACTATATATCAGATAAATTCAGCTCTGTATGGAAGGAACATGTTCAGCCGGCACTGGATGGAATTCTTGAATTGCTTGGTAAAGTATTTGAGAATCTAAAAGCATTATGGGAAACAGCACTGGTTCCATGTATCGAATGGATAGTTAACAATGTAATGCCGGTTCTTGGACCGATCATTGGAGGCCTTGGAGAGCTTATTTTAGATCTTCTGGCAGTTGCAGGTGATGTGATTAAGGGGATTACAGATATTCTGGGTGGTTTCATTGATTTCTGTACCGGTGTATTTACAAATGATTTCTCGAAATGCTGGCAGGGAATTGAAGAAATCTTACAGGGATTCAAGATAATTGCAACATCAATCTTTGACTTTGCGAAGAAATACATCTTCCAGCCATTCATTGATTATGTGAAGGGGATCTTTCGGACAGACTGGTCGCAGAGCTTTGGTCTGTTGGGAACAGTCCTGAATACATTTTTGGAATCCGTGAAGCGTATTTGGGGAGACGCCAAGACGATTTTTAATGGAATCATAACTTTCATAAAAGGTACATTTCATGGAAATTGGAAGCAGGCGTGGTCCGGAATTAAAGATATCTTTAAGGGAATTTTCGATTCCCTTGTGACATTGGCAAAGACTCCGCTGAATGCCGTGATTGACATAATTAATAATTTAATGCACAAACTCAATTCCGGACTGTCTGCGATAGAAAGTGCATTTTCTTTCAGCTATGATTTTACGAACCCTATTACGAAGACCAGGCACTATGGCCATTATGGCTTGTCTCTGCCAAGGGTGCCAACGATTCCGCATCTGGCACAGGGCGGTTATGTAAAACCAAATACACCACAGCTGGCCATGATCGGTGATAACCTGCATCAGGGCGAAGTTGTTGCGCCGGAAGATAAGTTGAAAAAAATGGCAATTGAAGCGGCAATGGCAGCAGGATCCGGAGTAAGCAGAGCTGAATTGGAATCTATCATAAACCGGGCTGTGATGAGAATTGTTGCAGCGTTAACGAATATGGGATTCTATCTGGATTCCACACAGATCGCCAGAGCAACTCAGGAGGCAAAAGCAGCTATGGACATTAGATATAACTCTGTGGAGGTAAAATGATGGCGAAGAAAATATTATGGTCTGGGAGTACTGTGCTCCCAGCACCTACGTCTTTGAGCGTAAACGATGAGATCATATGGACCTCCGATACCGGACGTACATTATCGGGCTTGATGATTGGCAGCGTGGTAGCACAGAAAAAGAATCTGAGTATTAAGTGGGAATATCTGACAGAATCGCAGGTAAAAGTAATTAAAAATATTCTTGTGCCTGGATTTTTTCCTTTATCGTTTCATGATGATGGGATTGACATCACGATAAATTCTTATAGGGGCACATTGAGCAAAGAACATCTTGGGTATATAGGGGATGGAATCTACTGGTACAAATCTGTATCGGTAGATATTATACAGAGGTAG